AGGTACCAGAAGGAGCTTCCTCAGTGCTCTTCTTACCTTGGACTTCCACCACCGACACGTTTTGAATCGCAGCAACAGCAGGCACCGACAGCTCTACATCTTCCATAATCAAGTAAACCTTGATATTAACAGAGGTGGGAGGAACGTCATTGGCAGAAGCCAAGCCGTTAAACACCCAGAAATGTAACTGGAGGATGGGAGCAATCGGTATATTGAACAGATTGTACCAGCCAGTTGCTGAATAGAAGGGAACCTCCAGGTCGTACGTCGTAGAAACAGACGGATCCACGGAGATATTGGGCGCCTGAAGCGCCTGCGCCACATTCAGCATTTGGACAGTATTAATCTGCGGATTTAGGCCTTGAGCCAGGGTATCCGAACCCGGGTTTAGGTCTGCAGCACAGACAAGCTTTCCATAATAGAAGCTAAATCCGTTAACCACGAACCTAATTATTGGTCTTCCCCTAAAGAATTTGAATCCGGCCAACTTATTAGCAATCGAAGGATCGGTTCTCCACAAAGTGTAGAGATCCGCAACGATCGTGTGATTCGTAGTGACTGGAGTCCAGTCAAAAGAATACAAATAAGTCGGACGAGACAAAGTATCTCCGAGGGAAATAGGCTCCTTAATTCCTCCGTAATCTACGGGGTGGAGCGGGTATCGATCTGTGCCGACCATGTCGGACGCCATCTCGAAAGTTGTGGTTCTTTCATTACGCATACCACCTGCGTCATTTCCAATAAAATTCGCGAACCTGTTTATTTTTGTATAGCGACTGGGGGTTCCAGTTCTTCCGTCCCCACCCGCTTGGTTCATTGGCCCTAGGCCATTGTCCCCCTGCACAGCTTCCACACTAATCTGAACTCCAATTTCAGTGTGGTGATCACGTGCAGGGGCGGTTTGATTTTCTTCCGCCAAACTCACAACGCTCGTGCCGACAGGCACGGACACAAATCTCTCTAACAGTTCATCATATAGCTTGCCAGCCACATAACGTTCCATCACATCCGAATAAGTCAACTTCCTAAATAAATAGGGGCTGTTGACACGAGATAGCTCGGATAAGAACCAGTTGAATTTCTCTTCGCCATGAAGAGCAAACTCACGCTGCCCAGCATCAAGGACCTGGGCCATCCTATCGTTATGCGTGATGCTAGGGGAGGGTAACTCCCACCCCAAGCTCTTCCAGATTGAATCCTCTGCAAGTGCTCCAACAGTATACGTTCTCCCTTGGTAAACCAAGGTCTTTGGAGAACGCTTGAGGAACACAAAATCGGACCAATCAAAGAAATCACACATCACACCAGTTTTATCTGTAGGAGGAGATAATTCATAACCAAAGTCCAAAAAGACTTTTTGGATATGAATTCCATCAAACTTGGGGCAATCCGTGCCCAAAGCAGAATCATCTCCTCCGCAGACTAGAGCGTTATGATCCCTGAATGCCTCACTAGACACCCTGAACCATGCAACTCTATACAACAAACACAGCACTAAACAATTAAACACAAACGTAATGTACACACCAGATCCCATGCCTTCAGTAAAGAAGGCAAGATCACCATTCAATTCAACCAAGGTAAAAACCACTGATCGAACCAAATTGCGCACCACGTTTTGTG